TAATTCATCAGTAAACAGCTTAGTTGCTTGCTGTTTAGCCATTTCTATCCTGCTAGCTTCCTCAGCCATAGCCAACTGAGACATGTTTACCTGAGCTAATTGCCTAAGAACATTAACGTCTCCTTGTGACAGCCCAAACATTTGTGCAGCAATACCAGCAGTAAACGGAGCTCCAGGGGTGACTAGTCTATCAATCCTAGAAATTACGCCTTGAGCAAGTGCAACCATTTGCTCAGGAGACTCCATCGCTCCCATACCCCCGCCAGCCAACGCAGCTCTCCTAAATCCTTCAGGGTCGGCAGTAATAAACTTGGACATTACAGGACCAAGCCGCTCTGCCATCATCGGACCCATTGCAGCTCCTAGACCCACAATAGACTCTGCGAAACCTGCCGCAGCTGTAGCGCCAAAGGCATTGCTTATTCTTGCCATAGGTTCTACTAGACTGCCCATTACTTTCACTAGCTGGTCGGCGTTTCTTCCGAATGTGGCTGCGAAATCTATAGTAGCGTCTACTAAGTTACCTGTAGTCGTTTCATTCATACCAAGAACCTGCTCAAAGGTTCCCATAGTACTCATGAAACTTCCTAAGTTAAACCCAAGACGTTTAACATCAATAATAAGCTGCTTGTTTACTCCCTGTATATCAACGCCCGTTTGAATGCTTTGTCCCAACATTTGGGTAACATCCTTCATAGACACGTCTAAGCCACGGAACTGGTCGGTGAGACCTTTAAAGTTATCACCAAAATCTCTGCCTGTACGTAACGTAACTTTGGTGAGCTCCTCAATAGAATGCATCAACGGCGGAAACAGTGATGGCATCACCGTATCTTTTAGTTCATTGAGCGTTTCGTTAAGATTATCAGCCATTAGAGAGTAGCGTTGTAATTATCTGGGTCTATTGCAGCGAAGTTGGATACGTAATTTTTGTTAAAAACTCTGTACCCTTCTCCATTATAAAATTTTATTTTTAAAGCATCCAGCATGGTTACGTTTCGTCTTTTTCCGTATCTTGAAATTAACTCACTAACCAAGAATGGTGCTAAAGTATCTAGCCTTATGCCAGCAAAGTACTGATTTCCTACAGCTAAGGATTTTCTAGGTTTCTTGGAATATTTCCTGTTCCTCAGAAAAGACTTAGAGACTCTGCTAGAAGTTTTCCCAGTAAATTTATTTCTTCTCGTAATTAGGGGAGGGTAGGGAAGACCTGCCATTTCCACAGAAGTGTGTTGGAATGGCTCATAATTAAAATACATAGAATTGCTTCTATCCGTATCGACAAGCATGATAAGAGCTGTGTCTTCTCTAGAGTTTGGACCGTTATACTCAAAATAATAGATGCAAGAATTCTCTACTCTACCTAATCCAATTAGCGGTAACGCTCTTCTGGTGGCTACAAAGTTTTGAAACTCAGGTGTAGCGTTGTATAGGTCTAGTTTTTTTGGAGTATTTTTCTTTGCCATTTTTAAGAATTCCCTCTATTATATATTTATATAATATACTAGTTTTGGAATACGACATACAAATGATGGAGTTTATGGACCAAATAAACCACTGTTTATCCTTAAGGTTCAAAGAAAAGTGGAGGCACAAATATAGTGCTAATTTTATTAGTCTATTCCAAGAAAGGGTTCTGAAAGCTCTAGACACGCAGAAACCACTAAAGAAGTCTACGCTGTATACCCTATACACCAAAAAGCATAAATATAATCCAGACGTTGTTTTTGATTTCTTTAAAGAAATAGATATAAGCTTATATTATCCAGTTATATTTGACGACGATAAGTTCTTTTTAATTAGAAAAGAATACAGAAAGTCCAAAGAGCGTTAATCCTTCTTTCTAGACTCTTGTGCTTCTTGAATTGCTCCTGCTAATACGCCAGGGCTAGAATTGAATGCAGGGCAGATATCTTTATATCCACACCAGTCACAGAACCTATTTGTAACAGGGGGAAAATCAGTTCTTTTTCTTTTTCTTATTTCCCAGACCTTCGTTTTTAGCTCCCCCTTAACATATGCATTTACCTGAGTTGGTGGGTACTTGATTGAGACTAGTTTATCCAGGTGAGGGTAGTAGTGAGCTACTGTAATGTCGCCAATAGGTACGTTATACTTTTTGTTTATTGCAGCAGCATACATCAACATTTGAGGGTCTCTAAATAAATCCCTTTGCGTAGAAGCTCTCTTGCTTGTCTTATAGTCAATCACAAGATACTTACCCGTGCTTCCCTTGATTACGCGGTCAATAATACCGTTGATTGTAAAATCATCCGTAATCTGCTCACGAAACACTAGCTCTGTACTAACGGTTTCTCCCAGCTTGGAGTTAAATTTAAAGAAGTTTTTTATGCACTTCTCAGTTAGCTTCTCTTTTTCGGGTCCAAACTCGTACTTGTCACGTTCTTGTCGAGCAATCTCCCACAGCTCCTCTTCGCTCTTGGCTTCTACACCTAGTTCAAATATCTTGTGAATATAGGAACCAAAGTGCATTGCATCCTTTGAGCTGTTCTCGTTGTATTTATCGGGAACTCTGTCAATATATCTGAGTTTGTACTTCAGTTTACACTCATCATATACTTTAATCTTACTGGGAGATACTGTGTTTATGAACATTACGATACCTGCTAATCTTATTAAAGAGTATTTACGAGAAAAGTTCGAAGAGTTTCGAGAAAGAAACTCGGAGTTTCTCGTTAATTCCATATTCTACGATGACCAGAAGTTCCATATGTCCATTAACATGGAGACTGGACTATGGCAGGATTTCAAGGCTCACGAGTCTGGCAACTTTTATCACCTGATTTCTTTGTTGGAAGGGATTTCTTACTCCGAAGCCGTAAGAAAAATAAACAAAAAATTACTTAACAATGCTGCAGAACTAATATTCTCCCCGCCTCCCGTGGAAGCGAAGCAGCTCTCTACAAATAGCGTTGCTGAGGAATTTAAAAACTTTAAAAAAATAGATGTCGCTAAGTTTTACTGGTCAGATGTTCTGTACGAAAGACTGGCAGCTAAGTTCATAATCGATAGAGGGCTGGAGAAAGGTACCTTCTACTATGCCTTTGAAGGTAAGTACTGCAACCGCATAATCATTCCTTATATGAAGAACGGTGTTCCTTATTACTTCCAGGCTCGTACCCTCACGCGCAACAAATTAAAATACATAAATCCTACCAAAGCCGAGCACGGGGTAAAGTCCTCAGAGATTTTGTATCCGTTCGACCGTAGCAAAGATTACGTAGTTATTACTGAAGGTCCTATAGATGCTCTTACCTTGCAGCTTAACGGTATAAATGCTACCTCAACTCAAGGCTGTCATATTTCCTACGCCCAATTGGATATGTTGAAAGGGAAAAAACTTATTTTCTCGTATGATAATGACGAGGCGGGGGCGATAGGTTTGAAGAACGCTAGGCAAGTGTGTTTGCGTAAAAATATATCGCAACTATATCAAACCACTCCTCCTACTGGGTTCAAGGATTGGAATGAGCTTCACGCAAAAAAGAAGGACCCAAAGCTCTTATTTGATATATTAAACCTTAATGTCGCGAGGATGGATTTTGAGTACTTTGCTACCTCACTATTACCTTAAACTTCTTACTGTATATCCGTTCGTTTAGTACGTCGTATTTAGCTTGGATTTGGTATACACCTCTTGGAGTACCAAAACCGTCATTTGCCGCGAGAGTGGTCAATACGTTAGTATCGAAATTAAATATTACAGTATCGTCCGAAGTGATTCTCACTAAACCTGAAGTATCGGCATAACCCGAAACCTCGTACTGCCCTGTAAAACCAACCTCTTCGTTTAGTTTAGTTATCCTAATCGCAGCGTTTTGAATGATTGATTCCCTGAAGCTGTCCCGAACTTCTACCGGAATGTTTCTATTCTCTGACGTAAATGAAGTCTCTAACGTTAAATCAACTGTTGAGCCAAACTCGATGTATTTTTGTTTAAGTCGAGTGTTGGTCGTTAAGGTCAGGGGTTCTGTGGTAGTAACCCAGACATCATTCTTTAGTCTGAACTTGTTGCTGTACGTGGTCCAAGCGCCAGTCTCTGTGTTCTTAACTACCCACAAATCAAAGTACTGACCCGCCGCGCTAGCCTCGTTACTTCTTACAGCAGAAGTTTCTGGCTGAATGCCGCTCGCATCAGGAACTAGAACGCAAGCAAACTGACCTACACCTGTTCTGTAAATTCCGCTAGCACCCGAAACGCCGCCCGTAAAGTTTCCCGCACTAAAGTCTGAAGCTGTGGTGTCCCTTTGTCCTCTGTGCCAGTCAATATTATGGAAGGTCATGACGGCGTCTTCTACAATATCGTACTTAGGGAGCCCGTATCTGGAAGAACTAGTATCTAAATCTAATAGAGGTTCTGGGATACCATTGGTAGTATACCCTAATTCTGCGCTAGACGCGTTGGTGTCTTTAAATACGTATACCGCTGAAATCGCGTAAGGGTCCGTGTAACTTCCGTTATTGTAGAAGTTTAGCTCCAAATCAGTCTTTGACTGGACCGTTGGGCGATTATGACGGGGGACGACTATTATATTGTTTAGCTTCATTATACTTTATTTATTCTTCGCCTTCTCAATTTGTTCCCTTTCTCTCTCATTTTCTTCATGTTTGAGGGAAATATACCTTTCCCTCTCTTTTCTAGTGAGCATGAGAACGTCCTTGAACGAAAATCGGCAATGCCTTATAAGTATATACGCTTCTTGTTCCAACGAGTCGTCAGCTAATCTCTGACTCAGTTCACTGAAAAAAAATGTTCATTCAATGTCAGGGTTGTTTTGTTCTCCCGCTGACACCCTCCGCAAGGATAAATAATCTCATTTTCAAATCCTAGTGAGAAATCAAATATTTTCTTCCTGAGTACTGTAACGTCTTTTACAGTGGTTTTTCTAATAAACGCAAAGATGATAGCTTCATCTTTCACGCCCTCTACAGAAACGACAAAACGATTAATATTGTCTACTATCTGTTCTGGAGTGCTAAGGTGTGGTTCGTCTATAACTCTAGGGAACCTGATAATAGCTGTCTTCTTAGAATCCGGCAGGAAAACCTTCGTATACTCTTCGTAATCCTCCTGGAAATACGTTACCGGCAGTGCCGATAACTCCAGTTTCAATGTGTTGTTGGTTTTGCAAGTATCACATTTGCCTACAATTGGATACGTGCTTCCGTAGGAAAGCTCTCTAAGCTTAAATAAAATATAATTTTTATCAAATACGGTTAGAGCCTCTACCGGAATTCCTCTTATGCAGTTGTTTAGGAGAGAAACAATTGCTTCGTTACCTGCTCCTTCTTGAGCAGCCAATCTAAGATTTCTTTCGTCATCGAACGTAAAGGGTCGTATTTCTATGCTATCGTTGTTGTAGTCATTATAGCATTTTCCTAGTGATGGCAACTTGATTGAAACCCATGATTTTTTCTCTACTACGTTCTCCAAGAGAGCGTTTAGAGTTTCATTAATTTTATCATTGTCCGTAGGTCTTTCTACCGGAGCTTTAGGAGTAACAGGCATAGCTTGTAAGCCATCCTCTCTCATCATGTCTACAATACCTTTTTCTTCTGACATAGTAATATTTACCTTCCATCTACATTATAGGGTATTTTTTCAAATTTATGATAAAAAAAATACTTTAATAAATAAATCTATGATTGAAATAGTAGTTGGCAACATCACTTCGGTGCTAAAAACTAAGAGCAAAAAACTCCTTCAGATTCTAGAACAGAAGTATACAAAAAAGCTCCCAGGCTATCAGTACAGCTCAGCGTACAAAAGACGTGGATGGGATGGAGGAAAGAAGTATTTCTCAGGCAAGACAGGCAAATTCGGCTCAGGATTGCTTTCTCATATAATAGCAGATTTGGAGTACGGAGAACTTCCTTACGTTATTAAGGATGAGAGGAACCTTTTCCCCTTTTCTCCTTCGTACATAGACAGCTTGGATTTGAGAGAATACCAAACTAGTATGGTCGAAGAAGCCTTGGAAAGAAGAAGCTGTTTAATAAAAGCTCCTACAGGGTCAGGCAAGACCATTATTATGGCATCTCTACTCCAAGCCCTTAAAAAAAGAAAGGGGTTGGTGTTCTTTACGAAGAAGCAGCTACTATACCAAACCTATAAATTTCTAGAAAAACATGGGATAGAAGTAGGTGTAGCTTTTGGAGACGGTGTGGATATCAAGCCCATCACTTTGTGCACTATACAATCTATTCATAAGGTTCTAGACTCGCATTTAGAAGATTCAGAGTTTATTATGTTTGATGAGGTTCATGAGTTTTCAAAGGGAAAGCTGGCAACAAAGGTGTTAAAGTCCTTTAAGAACGCTTCTTGTCGTATAGGGTTTACTGCCACAGTACCTCCTGAGGATTACGCCAAATTAAATCTAATCTCTTACCTTGGGGAGGTGGTAGAAGAAACCGACATCAACCAACTTATTGATGAGGGTTTCCTGACCAAGCCCGAGATAACCGTATTTGATATCCCTGATAGGGGAACCGTAGAGGACACGGAAATTCCTTATCGTGAGGTGTACACAAAATACATTACTGAAAACGAAGAACGTAACGGTATTATTGTGGACTTGTGCAAGAAAATATTAGCCAAGCCTAGTAAGACTCTTGTGCTTGTGAAAGACCTTAAGCACGCAGATATTCTGCACGAGCTAATCCCCAACTCTTATAAACTAGAGGGTAAAGACTCTCTCTTGTGCAGGGAAGCTACTTTAGAAAAATTTAAAAAAGAGGAAAGCTCTGTTATGATTGGCACCACTATTTTTCAGACAGGGGTAGATATACCCGAACTCACCCACTTAATAAACGCTAGAGGGTTAAAATCTGAGATTGCTACCATACAAGCTTTAGG